AAAATGTTCCATTCAGACAAAGACCGAGTTTCGCTCCGTTCTATACTCGTGAGGATATTGATGCTCAAAAATTAAAGTTGGAAAACTTTGATATGAATTTTGTTGAACCTAAATCTTATATTAGTTATGATGAAGGAACGGATGAATAAACTTGGAATATTATTATCGGGAATTGTTACCTGTATATTATCAATAATTTTTTTACCTGAATTTGTTATTTACCTTATTGGTTGTTATCAGATTGGTTCTTGGGTTGGACAATTTGTGGAAAAATTAATTGTGAAGGAAGATGAGAAAGATTAGTCTTAATAAATAACAGATTAATGAGTAACTAATATTTATTCCCCACCTTCAAGTGGGGTTTTTTGTTTTTATATGATATTTATAATAAAAATATAATTATGAAAAAACTTATTAAACACATTAAAGACTTGTTTAAAAAACAAAAAGTATCTTTAGACCCCAACTCTGTTGAGGGTAAAGTATTAACAGCATTAAACACTATCATCCAATCACCGGCAATTCAAGGTATGGAATTTAAAGTGTCATCTAAATGTGATAAAACTTCAGTAATCAACGACATTGAATTTTGTGATGAGGTTTATGTTCACGATAGTTACGAAGAACAAACATTAAATAATACCTGTATTGACGCTTGTAAGGTAACAAGGGACGCAGCTAAAGATATTTGTGATGCCACAAGAGCAACATGTAATACTGGATGTGATGCAGTTAAGGTTGGTTATGATGCGTGTATTGGTACTTGTGATGTAACAAGACAAGCGTGTAAAGGTGGATGTTCTGCTGTTGATTGGACTTGTAATGGTTGTTGTTCTAAAGGATGTGATTCTGCATCTTCATCTTGTAAATCAGGATGTAATTCAGCGTTCCCATACCAAAGTTGTACAGACGGATGTAATAAAATGTCATCTGATTGTAAATCGGGAGCTGACTCAATGTATAATGTATGTGTTGATGCTTGTGGTTATTTAACAATTACAGGTGGTTATTCATTTAGATTATTAAACATTAAAGGTGTTGGGACAATCCAAGTAACTAATGTTTATGATATGGTTCCTAAAGAAAATGAATTAAATGTGTTTAGTGTTTCTATGGACTTAAACGTTCCACAAGTTATTGCTAACTCTTATTACAAATTATGGCAAGACCCAATTCCTGCAGTTGAGGGGAATTTACCTGTTGTTGCTACAGACGTTAAAGGAAGTGCTAAGGGTACGTTAACTATTGTTTGTGATGGAAGTGATGAATCAGGGTACTACTTACAGTTAGATTCATTAACAATTGAAATCCCAACTAACATCTACGACTCAAATGCTCTTACTCAATTAGTATATGCTCTCGGTATGGAAGTTGAATATGTTACTGGAGGAATTGTTGATATGAACCAAATGTTATTAGATATGGCTAATGGTATGTTGGCTGATGAGGTTATGAAAGTAATTAACGACATTTTAGATGATATGAAAATTGCTGATGCTAATTGTTAATCACAAAAAATAAAATATAAACCCTACCTCATCGGTGGGGTTTTTTGTTTTATATGATATTTATAATAAAATATAACTTATGAGAAGAACCGTAACATTAACAGAAAGAGATTTAACAAGACTTATTAATCGTGTAATAAATGAAGACCTTTCAGTTAGAAAAGGTGAATTATATTCAAGTATTAATAAAATAATTAATAGAGAATTTGAAGATGTTGAAACATCTGATATTGTTGAGGTATTGAGTAGTATTTTGAGACATCATGAAGGTGAATCATATCGAAAAAAGAAAGGTATTGGGTACATTACAAAAGATGAGGTGATAAAAAACTTTAAAAAATAAAATATGAATAGAAGTTATAGTAAAATCAGACATATACAAGAATCTAATATAGTGTTAGAAAATAGATTATTATTTAAAAAAATATTAATAGAATCTGAGAATAAGTTGTTATATGACACAGAATTGTGTAGCTCAATAAATGATGGATTGGGATTTGCCAGTGAAAATAAAACAATCAAATGGTATGATAGTCATAAAGATAAAGATACTCTTGCATGGTTTTTTAAAAACCCTGACCCAAGAATAAAAAAACATTTAGATCATATTAATACTAAATGTGTTGGGAATGATGTAGAACTAAAATCTTCTATAGTGGGGTGGTGGTTTGATTTAGCCACTATGTATTGTAATGATATGGATGAGACTTATGGTAGGTATTTCAGGGAGTTAGACCGTGACCCAAATTTGTTCAGGGGTTGTCGGTCTTCTGAAATGATTCAAAACGATAACATTAAATTTCCAAGCAGACACGGGTATTAATAAAATTCTCACCTCATCAGTAAAGTTTTTTGTTTTATAAAGTATTTATTGTTATATGAAAATAATAATAACGGAATCACAGTATAAAAATATTGTTGACAACGATATTCCATTATCATTAAAACGAAGATTTGAGTCGATAAAATTAATGATTCCAAGTATTATAAAATATTATGATGTTGACGAATATAATAAGATAGATTTTATTGATGAGGTTCTTCATCAAATATACGATGAAATTGATTATAGAGATATAAATTCTTTTTTTGACCATATTAAACCATTATTAAATAATTATATTGGTAATATATACGATAAAAAAACTAACTTAAGATTAAAAAGAAAAAAATAACACATGAAAAAAATAATAAAACTAACGGAAGAAGGACTAACAAGATTAATAAGACGTGTTATTACCGAAAGTTCTGAAATGGAATCTCAAATAACAGATCTTAGATCAAATTTCCAAAAAACCAAAGATGGTCCATGTTGGAAACAGGGGATGTGCCCAAAAAGAGATGGTGCTAGTGTAAGTTACACCGAATGTCAACCTTGTCCTGGAGTTTTAGCCGGAATATTAATACCTTCAGTTGGTATAATTGCCGGATCCATTGCCATGATATCAAGTAATATAAAAGATAGAAAAAAAGAAAAACGAGAAGAAGAATGGGTAAAAAATAACCCAGAACTTGAGAATAGAGCATTTTTATATTTTAAGGATGGAAGTGTTCAAGCAATAAAAAATGATCCAAGAAGAATTAATGATGATATTATGATTTTAAGTGATATAAAAACTGGATCTTGGACTAAATTATCTAAATAATTTTAAAAAAATAATTGGATACCACCCCACCTCATCAGTGGGGTTTTTTGTTTTATGATATATTTATAACATATGAAAATAATAATAACCGAAGACCAAGATAAACAAATTCTTTCATTTATTCGAAGACTTAGTATTGCCGATAACATTATTTCTAGATTAAACCCTGAAGATGTTTGCAGAATATGGTCGAACACAGAAAAGGATGCATTATATTATGCTGATGAGGTTATTTTGGGAATTGTGTGGGATATTAATCAAACACTTGGGATTAAAAATTCATATCACAATAAAGATATGTATAAATTTTTTGAGGATTATGGTTATTACGATAAACTAAAAAAATTTTTTCACAAATCATTTGAATCATGCGAATAATCATAACGGAATCCCAAAGTAAAATTCTATGGTTACGTAGGAGATTGAATGACCGTGAATTAATGGATCACTTAAAGGATATTGTTATTGAAGGATTTGATTATACCGATCCTTGTAACTACGGAACTTATGATAGTTATAGAATTAATATCGTAAATGATTCCGCAATAACATTTATTAATTCATATACTGAACTTTCTGGTGAAGAACAATTATTTTCTGACGAACTTGTGGCTTTTGTTGTTAAGGTAATTGTTAGTAAATATTGGTCACGAATTGAACGAGAATATAGGGATCGTGATTGTGATGAAGAAGAAGAAGAGGATGATGATAAAACGGAGTGGTGGGTTGATAAATAAAAAATATTTATAATATAATCAAATATTATTATTTATTGTTGTATTTATAATAAAATATATATTATGAAAAAAACCATAAGATTAACTGAATCAGATTTATCAAAACTAATAAAACGAATTATACAAGAGAGTAACGTAAACGAGGAATTTAGAGGAGGTCTAGCAAGATCAAAAAAGACTGAATTGGTTGATGATGTAATAAATCGTTTGATTGAATTTGGTGAAGAATATGAAACTAAATTAAGAGAGTTTAATAGTGGTTTTGAAGTTACAAAAATAAAAAGATTAGAACCACCAAGATCAATGGATGATATTGAGATACCAAAAGGAGTTAAAATAAGGAGTACGTCGTTTGGATATTAATAAACCCTTAAATTTTTTATTGTATGTAAGACCACCTTTGGGTGGTCTTTTTGTTTTATAAAGTATTTATACAATATGAAAATCATTATAACAAAAAAACAACTAAATATATTAAAAGAATCAAGAATTCACGGTTTAGATCATTTATATGATTCTTTAATTTTAAAGTTAAAAGAAATAGAATATATTCCTGGTGAAAATCTTGGATATAATGTTATTAGACGGATAGGTAAGTACTTCCAAGATAAAGATCTTATACACGAAATACTAATTAAATCAATATATGACTATATTAATGACCCTGAGATTAAACGTTGGATTGACTGTAAGGAAATGAGTTTTGATGTTATTTTAGATATTAGTGACAAAATTCTTTACTATTATGAGGATGATTGGAACGCCGACAACGGTACAGAAGAATTGGCAGATATATTTGATCAAATACGTGATTTTTTATATGTAAAATATGGTGAAATAATTAATGATTTTTGTAAAAATATTTGAGTATGAAAATTATAATAACAGAAAATCAAAATTCATTAGCAAGACGGTACCTAAAAATAATAGATGAGGTATATAATCGTATGGATGAATCTAGTCCTTGTTATTATAGGGATTACCATGAGTTTGACAAATACAAAAGAGACTTAATAAGATCCGCAATTGATAATGTGGTAGAAGAAGATAGATTGGAAATTAATCCAAGATTGTGGACAAATTTAAGAAATGAACTTCTTTATATTTTAAATGATGAAATAAAAAAGTTTTATGATAAATATATTAAAGAAAATTGTCCAGAATATAATGATTCTGATTATCAATAATGAAAATAATAATAACTGAATCACAATATAATTACATAAAAAGGAGGTATTTGGACATACTTCCAATCTTTGAACGAGAACTTAAGGATCAAGTTCCAGCATGGTATAACAATAAATTTGGAAAAAACGAAGGGTTTGAACGTTATTACGTCACCGTAAAAGATTCGGTTGTAGAATTTATTATGTACGATATCCCAAATTTTTATGATCTTGATGAGGAAAATGAGATTGAAATTAGTAAAAAACTATCAAAAGAGTTTGATTTAATATTTTTTGATGAGACTAAAAGATATTATGAAGAAAACAGGTAATGGTTACCCTTGGTAAAAAGACGGGTTAATTTTTGATCTTGTGTTATATTTATCTAATATGAAAATTATCATAACTGAATCACAATTTGAGGATCTTTTTTTTAAACGTAGGTTTGGTCGTATTGATAAACTTGTTGATGAAAAAATGGAGTATTATCCCCCTTGTGATTATACGTATGATCCATTTTATGCGTGGTATGATTACTATGGTGATGTTCGTAACGCAGTCATATACGAGATGATTGAAAAAGATATAAATTTACCTTGGTCAGAAGAAAATATGGTTAATATTGATGAATTATCTGAAACTATGAATGAATGGATGTATGAACCATTCTATGATAAGGTTAGGGAATATTATGATAAGGTTTTAGAGGATGAAGATTGTATATGAAAATAATTATTACAGAGGATCAGTACGGACAATTAACAGAAATGATTAAACTTGACATCAAGGTTGGTGATACAATCATGGGAGGTAAGTTTAAAAATAAGAAGGTTGTTGTTAAAACTATTGGTAAAAATGATAAAGGAGATATTACAATTAATGGTAAACCATTATTACGATTTAGAATTATAAAAGAAAATAATGAATCTAATAAAGATAATAACATACCATCAGCTTTACGTAGAAGAATTAATTTATTTGACCATGAATTAAATACAACATTAAGAGAATCGGATCCTTGTGAGTACTCAAGATTCTCTCAATATAAAAGAGGAATTATGAATTACACCTTAACACCTTTTTTATCTGATGAAAATATAAGTTTGGATTCCGATGAAAATTTTTTTGAAATAAGAGATTATCTATTAAAAATTTTTGAAAATAAAATAAGGTTACATTACGATGCTTATAGTGAAATTCATTGTCCTGACGACCCTGAAATTGTAACTGAATCAAAACCATTAAAATTTATTAGAAGATACCAAGAACTTAAAGATTGGGTTAGTTCTGACTATGGTTATTTATTGGATCAGGGTAAATCACCATATGAGGCAAGAGAGATAACAATAGATCATTCCCCAATGACGTACTTGGATGACCCTGACACACAACTTGAGTGGACAGATAAAAATTTGGATATGTTAAGACGATTCATTGAAAATAATTTTGAAGATTTAATTAGTTAATATGAAAATAATAATAACAGAAACACAGAGTAAAACACTTCTTAAAAGATTAAGAAGGATACAGGAAGTTAGAGATACTATAGAATATCAAATGGAAGTTCAAGACCCTTGTAATTTTGAGGATGGTGATGAGTACGCCGAGTTTTGTATTGAAGAAGGACTTAGGTTCTTTTATGGTGATGAAGACTATGAGAGAGAGGATGATATCTTTGCTGATGAGGATGAGAATGAAGATAGTGGTAGAGAAGAGATTACACAATTAATGAACGGTGAGTACTACGATGAGTTAGTTTCATTGTGGGAAGAATGGAGTGACGATTGTGACGATGATGATGAAGATGATTTTTAATATTAAATAAGTTAAAATGAAAATAATATTAACTGAAAACCAAATTGAGTTTATACGTAGGTATAAAAAAATCAAAGAACTTATTGATGAGGGAATTGATGTGATAAGTAATGAAAAAAACTCTTGTCATTATATTTATGATGACTTTATTGAGGAGGTCTGTTGGCAAGTAAGTGATAAAATGGAAGATCTAAATATGGATACAGAAACCGTTAATGCCATAGATAAAGTACATGGATGGGTTAAGGATAATTTTAATACTTACATATTAGAAAAATTTGAGATAATGATAAACGATCTTAAATGTAGTGGAAGATTTTATGATGATGATGATGATGATGATGATGATGAGGACTATATTCCAGGTCTTATGTATGGGGTTGATAACATACAAGAAAACGATGATGACGATGATAAATATTATTCTACATTAAAGAGTTCACTTATTAGGAGACATAATGTTATTATGGAAGAGATGGATCATTATATAACAAATAATCTTTCTTGTGATGAATATCCAGAAGACGTGGACGGATTTAAAGATTATATACTTGAACAAGTTACAGATGCAATGATGTTTACCCATAATGTAAATAATTGGGAATGGCATGATGTTTATTTATTATTAGAGGATATAATTGGTAAACAGATAAAAAAGACTTTTAAATCTTGGATTAGAAAACATTGTTAAGATGAAAGTAATAATAACAGAAAATCAACATAAGTTTATTAGGCGATATCAAGAAATTGAGGATGGTATTCAGGATTTTATACTAACCCATAAATTAAATGTTATGGACACCTTTGATGGTTTTTTAACTGAAATTTGTTGGGATGTTGCTCAAGATGTTGTTAGTAAAATGAATATACCTGAAGAAGATTATGTTACGTATAGAAATCAATTAATACGTTTCATAAAAAATAATTTCTACGAGGAATTAAAAGAGTTTTGGGATAGAAATAATTATTGGGCTGACAGTAAAAACATTAATGAGTCTTACGATAAAATAATCATTCAAAGACGATATCAACAAATTAGTGAGTTTATTGATAGAGCTCTTTCACGTTATGATGTTTGTTTATATACTGATGTAATTGATTTTGTGGATCGTGTGATGGATTACACCGCTGATAATTTATATGAATCTTTATTTAATTACAATTGGGATGATGGAGATGAGTTTTATCAACCTATGTATGATTTTATTTCTGAACACTTTGTAGATAGAATCCATGAATTCTATGAGGATAGTAAACATTATTGTATAGATGAGGATGGTAATTGGATACATTAATATATTTATAATAAAAAACACATGAAAAAAACTACAATTATATCTGAAGAAGAAAAAAAACGCATAATTTCATTACATTCAAAATTATTAAATGAGGATATTGAATTTTTAACTAAAATGAAAACTCTTTTTTACGCTTTAATGCCAAAACGTAAAAAGACTGTGGACGATATGATAAAAAAATTGGAGGATATATTTAACAAGGGAGACAAATCTGTTGAGGATATAATTGATGATGTTCCAGAATTAAATGATCCAGAAGTAAAAGATAAAATATCAAATATTGATTTAAGTGGTATTAAAATAACAGAACCAAGTATTTCGGATAAAGAATTCTATGAAAAAGTATTAAAAGGGATTGGTGCTCCTGTTACACCTCAAAATATGTTATTTTTTTATTCTTGGAGACAAGCCGAGGGAGCCAAAGCAACCTTTAATCCATTTAATACTACAAAAAAAATGGAAAAACAATCTTATTGGAATTGTTTAAAAAAGAAAAATGGTAAATGTGTTGGTGGAGTAAAAAATTATAGTTCCAAAGAAGATGGTATTACAGCAACAATAGAAACATTAAATAATGGAAGATACGAATGTATTGTTGATGGATTAAAAAATAATATCGGAGCAAAAAAAATTGCTCAGTGTTCCAGTTTAAAAACTTGGGGAACAGGTGAATTAGTTAGTAAAGTTTTAAATGGTTCAAGTATAAAACCACCAGAAATATCAAGAACATTAGTAAAAAAAGTATAACCATATTTTAATGAGATTAACAACTAAAAATTTAAAAAAGATTATTAACAAAGTAGTTAATGAATCAATGTATGTTAAAAGAAGATCAGGTGAAATTGAGTTATGTTTTGAAGCTGCATTAGACTCAGTTGATCCAATGGGTTATGATGACGAATTTGAATATATAAGTGATGTGATAGAAGAAACGACAAAAGATTTTTTAGATCTTTCAGATGATATCCAACGATTTTCTGATGAATGGTACGAACTTTTTGACGAAGTATCTTATTTTATTAGAGGTCATTTATATTATAAAATTCAGGACCATTACGATACGGTAAGATCCGAAGAAAATTAATTTTATTATTGTTATACCAAAATCAAAAAAAAGTTTAAAAAAATAATGTTTTTTATTTGACTAATCAAATATAATTTTATATCTTTGTGTATAACTTTAAAAACAATTTATTTTATGAAAACTTTAACCAAAAAACAACAATTCAAAATCGAGGAGACTTTGAAAGATTTCAAATGTCTTGCACCAAGATTTAACCAAATTAAAGATAATCCACGATTAGTGAGATCTTTTTGTTCTCGTAACAGAAACCCATTATGGGACATTACAAACATTAAGTTTTTTTCAACCGGATTAAAATCTAAAGGTGTTCTTGAAAACACTACCGATGAAAAAGTAACCAAAGACCACTTTATTCAAAGATCGTTATCAATGAAATTAATTTTTTCTGAAATAACAAAAAACCCAAAGATGTCGACTAAGAAATTTATCAATTTGATAACCAAATACGGTTCAACTATTGAGGTATTAAAATCTGAACATAAAAAAATTGGGGTAACAACAAGAGGAACTCAATTATATAACTTTAGAGTTTATGATGAAGTTGGAATAGAAGTTGATGGATTAGATGAACACTTAAAATTGATTGGTTTAGTAAAATAGTCTTTATTTAAAAATATATTTTACGGGAATTATTTATTTTTTTTAATAAAGTATTTATTATTACTTATGGACGATAATCAAAAAGCAAAAGTGTACGATCAGTTGATGTACGAAAATGACAAAATTAGTAATCAAATTGCTTCTATTAGAGGGGAAAATTTAGAAATGAATGAAGACCAACAACAGAAAATAAATAAATTACAACAAAGACAACAACAGATAATGTTTGAAGCTTCAAAATTATATTGATAAAACCCCTCTTTAACGGAGGGGTTTTTTATTTACTGTATATTTATATTTATGAAGTTAAAATATCTTTGTGAAATAAAAACTAATTTTCCAGATGCGGATTTTTGGTTGATAAGAAAAGGAAGTGAAAAAGAAGTTGGAAAACCAACAAAAGAATATTCACCAGAAAACATCGGAATTAAAGTTATTGAAACAGAAATTCTTTTTCCTCAGTATTTATATTATGCATTGATGAACTTACACAACCAAGGTAGGTTTGAAGAAATGTCACACGGAACGTTACGACTTAAAAATATACGAGTTGAGGACATAAAAAATATTTCTTTTGGTTAATATGAAAACAATAGTAATAACAGAATCCCAACTTAAAGTAATTGTTGAGATGGAAAAAATGGTTGCAGATAAAGACATTACACAATTTAATTCTGATAATTTAAACGAGGAATATGAACCTGAAAAATTATATTCTTTAGAATATCTTGAATCCGCAATGAGGACAGCTCCTAAATATCTTAAAAAATATATAAACAAGACAAATGTTATTGAAAAAGACGGGAAAAAATTTGTGAGAATACCACAAGTAATTTATCAGTACTTAATTGGTAACTTTTAAAATAACATAATATTTATAATAAAAGAAATTATGAAAAATACACTATTTGAAATAACAAAACAAGAAAAAAATAGAATACTTGAAATGCACAAGAGTGCAACAATAAAACAATATTTAACGGAGGACAATTCGGAAAATGAATTGTTGGAAGTTTTACCTATTTTAGATAAAATAGATGAAATAACAAAAAGAATAGATCTTAATCTTTTAAAATTTACTGAGGAAGATAAAGAGATGTTTAAATTACTTGGAGATATACAATCTAAAGCGGGAAAACTTTCCATGGAAAAAGATATTCCAATATTTGATGATGTTATGGGACCAGGATCTAGATCTCGGGATATCTTGATACGGCATTTAAATGGAACACTACCAAATAAAAATGAATCGTTTAAAGAAAAAGTGGAAGAGTTTCTTAAAACGTTAATTGGTTATATTAAAGAAGATTTTCCAAACAATGAATTATCCGAGGTTATGGAGTTACTTGAAAACTTTAATACTCATTTAGACGAAAATTATAAATTATAAAAAAACCCCACCTTAAAAGATGAGGTTTTACTTTTGTTAAAAATTAATTACGATATTGAAATTAATTCAAGATCAAAGATTAATTTTTGTCCAGCCAATGGATGATTTGCATCTAAAATAACAACATCTTCTTTAACATCAAGAACTTTAACGTTAATAGGTCCAGAAGGACTCATCGCTTGTAGGGTATCACCAACACTAATTCCTTCCGGAACTTGAGTTTTTGAAACTTCATTTACCATTTGTGGATTAATTTGCCCGTAAGCGTTCTCAGGATTAATTTCAATTGTTTTTTTCTCCCCAATAACCATATCTACCAATCCGTTTTCAAAACCAGATATTAGACTACCTTGACCTAAGGTTGTGGTTAAAGGATCTCTTCCCTCAACTAATGAAGAATCGAATACTGTTCCGTCTTCTAATCTTCCTGTGTAATGTACTGTAACAGTACTTTCATTTGTAACTTTTTCCATAAAATATATTTTTTTTATTAAATTTAGTTTTTTAATTTTTAATTGTCAATGATTAATTGTTTTTTTTTCAATAGTTGTATATTTATTATAAAATACATGAATTATGAATTTAAATAGAATTTTAATTAACGAATCTGAGAAACAAAGAATTCTTGGATTACATACAAGTAAAAAACAATTAATAAGTGAGCAATCAAAGAATGAAATGCCCATTTGTGTTAGAAATGCTGGGGAATTTATATATGATGGGGAATATAAGTATATCAGGGTAAAAAATGCTGGCGGAAAAGGTAAGGACTATTTGTGGTTTTCTGATCACCATATGGGTGTTGATGGAGGATATGAACAAGATAGATTCGAAGCCTATTACAAATACTATTGTAAATGTGTTGAGGGAAAATGTAAAGCAAAAACTTACCCAAGAGACGCAAAAGATATACCGGATGAATGTGATGACAAAAGAAAATGTTCTTTACAAACACCAGGAGGTCAAGTTGAAACACCAGGAGGTCAAGTTGACGTAAATTGTAAAAGTAAAAGTCCATATAATGCATTTACAGACGCTGGACTTAATTGGAAAGAAGAGAGTAGAAAATGGATTGAAGCTAAATGTAATGGTACAACCCCTTGTATACTTGGTAATGCCCAAACTAATATTAATTTAAGAAACGCATTTTGTGACGGAACTTGGGGTTCTAAAAAAGAAAATCCTTCATTAAATCCGGCTTGTAAGACAAAATGTGCCGCAGTACCTTTACAAGCAGGTCAAGTTGGTCCACAAGTACAAGGATGGTTCTATGGAACAGCTGGATGTTATGAGGCAACAGGTACAGGAGGATTTGGGTCAAAATCCGAATGTGAGGCTTGTAAATGCGGATCTCAAGGTACAATTGGTGATGGAGATCAAAAACCAGGTAATGAAGGTCAAAAACCGGGTGACGTAGGTAACAAATTACCTGATTTTATTCCACCAACAATTATTCAACCAAAATCAAAAGATTAAAATAAAAAAAATATACATTATGAAACACATATTAAGAGAAAGAATGATTATTAATGAATCTGAAAGATCAAGAATACTAGGTCTTCACGATAATTTCCGTAAAACTATGGGAGGGTTTTTACATGAACAAAATATGGATGAAGCAACCAAATTTTTTGCGGATCAACAAACAAAGTTTAATAAATTCCCAATTAACGGAAAAGTTGTTCCGTATGATAAAACTTTTGGTTATGAGGTGGTTAATGCAGACAAAACTAAATATATTTTATTACCAAATGGAACGGCTGTGGTAGATGGTGATGGAACGGGATATAAACCATTGGCAGGATATACATGGACTAAATCCCCTTATGTTGCGGGATCAACACCAGGATCAACACCAGGATCAACACCAGGATCAACACCTGCAGGTCCAGGTTTGTCTGGATTTAATGCTGATTCAGATGGTAATGGTATCCCTGATTATTTACAAACACAAAACCCACAAGATAAATCTGCACTACCAACTCCAGGAACTGAACCAATTCTTCCACCATCAAAAAAAGATATCAGAGCAGGATATAGACAAAGAAATCAAGATGCTGCAACATTAAAAAAAGAGAGAGATAATCAACTTACTTTGATAGACAATGAGATAAAAACATTAGAAGCTCAAAACAAACAATATAACAATGCATTAGCAAACACAAGATTATCAGCTAAAATGACTCCAGAACAAAAAACAAGTTACAGTACCGCAATACAAAACAACAATCTTAAAATTAAAAATAAACAAGCAGAGAAAACTAAATTAACGGCAACTCCTTTAGGTGGAGAAACTGTAACAACTCCTACTGCCACAATTAATCCCCAAACCCCAAAATCCCAGCAAGATCAAGCTGCAATTGATGCAGGTAGAGGACTATAATATTATGAAAATAATAATAACAGAATCACAATATAAGTTTTTAATTGAAAATCAGGAGGTAGTTGATCGTATTTTGGATAAAATAAGTGAGAAAGGGATTAAATCATTAAGTATTGATGAAAAAAGATATTTAGATGAGTTTTCAAAACATAAAGGACATCCTGATGAATTTATTGATCCCGCAGAAAGATATGATGAAAGACGAGGAGAAAAATTCACATCCAATTTTAGAAATATACCTAATATAACGTTTACATTTGATGATGAAGAAATTGAAGATAACCAATCTATTTTACACGGAACGATTGATTATGGTGACAAATCCTATTGGGGTGTTTTAATAGTTAATAAATTAGGACATTTAATTGATTTAGATTTTGTTGATTCCGATTATGATATGTTACCATCAGATGATGGGGTAGATAGGTTTCAAGATCATATTGAAGGTATGGAACATGAAGTAAAAATGTTTTTTGAGGACGATGTTATTCCAAATTTAATTGGATAATTTGTTTTTTATATTTTTTTTATTATATTTCTAATATGAAAACATATAAACCTTTAATAATCCCTGAAGATTCTGTTTGGAACAGAAAAACATTATCATCAAGAATATGGAGATTCTTACACTGGAGAATCAGGTCATTCTTTATTGGTTGTCATAATATAATAAAATGGTCTCCAACAATATTTAAAGACAGAGATTGGGATCAATGGCATATTTATAATATCTTACAAAAAAAAATAGAATTCCAAAGAAATGAGATAATTAATGCAAATAGACATACTCAAGTTGATCGGGATAATCGTGATATGACAATAGTACTTAATTTAATTGAAAGATTTAATGAGGATTTTTATGGTACGGAATATTTTGATTATGAAGAAACAAAATTTAGATTTGAACCAATTGAAGGGGACAATGAACACTATACAATGGAAAAAGATGTTATTAGTGAAAGATACGATGACTTTTTAAAAAAATACCCATCCACTATTCGTAAAATATTAAGAGAAAAACCAAATATTGACTTAAATGAAAAAGACATGTTATGTTTGTATGTATCAAATTATAATCAGGAAAAGGCACACAATCTTTTACATAGAATTTTAAAAGAAAGAATGGGAAATTGGTGGGATTAGTCTCACCATTTTTTATTTTACGTCAACTGAAGATGATATTATTAATGGTTTTTTATTACCAACAACTTTCCATCCTAAATTAATTAACATATTAACACCATCAGGAAATAAAAACATTCCATCTTCAATATTAGTTAAATATAATTTTGCGTGAACTAAATAATTTTTTTTATTTCCAACATATTTTAAAACATCAATAGAAATATAACTTCCCTCACCAAACATAAGATTAATATCTTTTTTTAATGATTGATTTATTACTTTTTCTAATAAATTTTTTCTTTTCATATTAAATAAAGATAGTACATATAATATTTATTGTATATAGGTGATATTACCATAAACTACATAATAAAAAAATATGTTATTAAAAAATGGATCCAAAGGAGAGGATGTAAAAACACTCCAAACAAAATTAGGACTTACCGCTGACGGTGCATTTGGATCTGGAACAGAAAAGAAAGTAAAAGAATGGCAATCCGCGAATGGATTAACCGCAGATGGTATTGTTGGTGACGGAACATGGTCAAAAATGTTTGGATCTGCTCAAGTTATCAAAGAAGATGTGGTAATTCCTTCAGGTGGATCATTAAATATTGAAAAATTAAAGGGTCATATACCTGATTCGGTAATTTCACAGATCCCTGAGACCGCAAAAAAGTTTAATATTACAAATAATCTACGTTTGGCTCACTTTTTGGCTCAATGTGGTCACGAATCAGGAGGTTTTAAGGCGGTTTCTGAGAATTTAAACTATTCTGCGGATGGTTTGAAGAAAATATTCGGAAAATACTTCCCTGGTAACCTAAATGAGTCGTATGCTCGTCAACCTGAGAAGATTGCAGCTCGTGTTTACGCTAGTAGAATGGGAAATGGTGATGAAACCACCAAAGAAGGGTTCAAATTCAGAGGTAGAGGGTATATTCAGTTGACAGGTAAGTCAAATTACACCAATTTTACCAAATTTATTGGTGAAGATTGTATTTCTAACCCTGATTTGGTGGCAACTAAGTATCCATTAGCTTCTGCAGCGTTCTTTTTTGATTCAAACAAGTTATGGGCTATCTGTGACAAGGGATTTGACGATGCAACGGTAACTTCAGTAACAAAAAGAGTGAATGGAGGTACAATTGGACTACCTGATCGTATTAAACACTTCAAAGAGTACTATAATTTACTTAAATAATTGATTTTTTACAATAAAACACTTATTTTTACTATAAAACACATTTATTATGATAACAATCCTATATATTACATTAATAACAATAAGTTTAATCTTTTTTGTTGGAATTTTCTTAATTTGGAGGAAATTTTTACCAATTATAAAAATAATGATGGAAAATTTAAAAAAAATGAATAATATTACCCCAAATATTAAAAATGAAGGTTATACTAATGTAATGAAACAACAAATTAAGGAAATTCAAGATTATATTAACATAAAAATCAAAAAATGACTAAAATTAGGTGTTTTATAGTAAAAAATGACTAAAATTAGGTGTTTTATAGTAAAAAATGAGTAAAATTAAGTGTTTTACATCAAAAAATGGGTAAAATTAGGTGTTTTACATCAAAAAATGGGTAAAATTAGGTAAAAAATAAGTTAAAATACCCTTAAAATAAGGGTTATTTTTTCTTTTTATACTTAACTTCTACCTCATATGGACCTGTAATTGACTTAGAATTGTCGTATTTCCATACAACAATACAATCCTCAAACTCATAAGATCTCTCAAATTTCTTTACTTCTATTGGTTTTTTCTTATCTATCATACACAAATATACAAATAAAAATTAAACTGACCAAATTATTGGTTATTTTCTTCAGAATTATCGTTAGTTTTTTTTTCTTTTTGTATTTGATGAATAATATAACCAGATATACCGAATTCAATTGCCGCCCACATAGAGATATCCATCATAGTTAGATCGGGATACTTCTTTAGAAGATAAAATACCATACCCCATTGGGCTATTATGAACGCAATACCGGACTCAATCCTTTTTTTAGAAAAGAGTGACTTTTTGTTGGAGTAAATTTTTATAATTTCGGTTATTCCTTTTTTAATATTACCCCACCCGAAAAAGTATTTTTTATTGTTCATAACTATAAATATTTACTTTTTTGATTAAATTATTACGTTATCTACCTTGACCTCTATACGATTTTGGTTTTTGACTTTTTGGACCATACTTTCTTTTAAGTTTACCAATTCGTTTCTTACCAAAATTTTGTTTGATTGATGTACTAGACGAAATTTTTGTTTTTGCCATTTTGATTAAGTTTTATTTGTTTATTTTGATCAATAATAAATATCACTTAATGAAATAAAAAAAGGGACAGTAGCGAATTGTCCCTTTTACACATTACCGAAACCAGTAACGGTCCTAATTAAAACTCTTATTGTCCTTTAACAAGGTTTATACACTGTTTAAGGTATTCTTTTGCTCTTGGTGATGGAGTATACTCATCATCTTTAGTTTGTAGGTTTAAAATCTTCTCAATATCTTTAACTAATTCTGTACCGTGTTCACTTTCTTTATATAGTTCGGCAATTTTGTCCATGGATTTATGACATTCACCGGTAGTTTCATCATAATAGTTTTTATTTCTGAATTTGTTCAAATGATTCATCATATCATAAGCCAAATGAGAACCCCCATCTTTTATATCTTTAAATAATCTAATATTATTTAATATACCCAAACTATCAACTAAAGAGTTGACCCCCGTTAATCTTTTAACGACACCTGGTGAATACTTACCAAATTCTTCGGCTTGACCAACTATTTCATCTAACTGAATAATGTTTTCAGGAATACATCTTGGTTTAACTGCATCTTTTTTACCGGATCCTAAATTTTTGTTTGACGATTCTTCTTCCATAAGAACACTACGAATTATTAATTTAAGGTCACTTTCTGTTAATCTAATTTTTTTCATATTGCGAAACATTTTTTAATAAATATATTTTTATTTAAATAAGTATCAAAGTATTTATATTAATAAATATCTAAATAGTTAATTATGTTAAAAAATATTATAACTTTATCAGAATTAGACATACAAAGAATTGTTTTACGTGTGTTGAATGAAAATAATGTATCTAATTTTATATACGAAGATTTATATGGTTCTGTTGAACTTAGTGACTTTAATATTAATAATTTTTTAAATGAGGGTGAATATCAAGGAAGAAAAGTACAACTTGGTAAAATAATGCAGGGAGATATTAAAAAATTTAAAGTTTATGTTAAAAACGACAAAGGAAAAGTTGTTAAAGTAAACTTTGGGTTTGGGGGGAAGTCAGCAAAGGGTAAAAGAATGGTAATTAAAAAAAATAACCCAGAACGTAGACGATCTTTTAGAGCAAGACACAATTGTGATAATCCAGGCCCAAGATGGAAACCAAGATATTGGGCTTGTAGAACTTGGTAATATATAATTAAAAATTTATTTTATGTCTAAACTGTTTATTATAACGGAATCAGAAAGAAACGATATTAGAAAAATGTATGGTTTACTAAATGAACAATCAACAACTGTGTGTACACCATTTAATGCAGATTCAAAAACTTTAGTTTACGATTATGACCAAATAATTAATTCATATTCTGCACTAACTAACTCATCCGATATAAATGTTATTTTTAAAAAAATAAATGAGGATATCAATACAAACTCCGCTAAGTATAAACTTGAAAAGATACCTGATAGAACCGCTTGTCAAATTGCCTTTATAAAAATAAGACCTCAATTTACAAATAAAAAAATTATTATAACAGATTCAAAAAATAATTTAATTTATTTATTTGATGAAAATTCTAATTTTGTTGCAAAAGATCCACTATTAAGTGGTAGATCAAGACAAAAGAAAGACCTAAAAGATATTGCTGATATGACATTTGATGAACAAAAGGAATATCTTAAAAAAACTCTAAAAAGAGAACCAACAGATCAAGAAGTAATGAATTTGGCGTCATTTTTAAATCCTGCAGTTTATAAGACAGGAAATTCTTTGACCGACACAAACTATGCTGGAAGTGGGACAAATATAAATTATTTAACAAAATTTTCGGACGGTAAATTGGTTGGACCAGCAATACATGGAGTTAAACGTACACCCGAAAGAATAAATGCGTTAAAAAATGCATCATCACAAATAGGGTCAAACTCAGAAACACCAAGTGTTAGTAGTAAATATTTACAAAATGTTGATTCAAACGGATTAGAGTTATCGTCTGGTTGTTTAAATGTTAACGAATCATTTATAAACAAATATTCTTTAACAATTGGAAATTCGTTTTTATTTAATATTTCTGAAGATAAAGAAAATTATTATGTAAATAATTTTAACCCATTAATAACAGATCCAACAAAATGTTATTCACCACAAAGTTTGGGTGGCGTTAATGCTGATAATGTTGCGTAGTATGGTTAGTTTCTAACTCAGATTTTTTAATAGAATAAGTTGTAATTAATTTCATATACTTTTTGTAAAAAAATGATTATATTTATATAATATAAACAACTATTTATTATTATGAATTTAAAAGAAATTGTTAGAAAAGAACTTTTATCTGAACAGGGTAAAAAATCAGATGTAATTAGAAAACTTATTAGAGATATTATAATTGTTTTTAAAAATGAAGAAGAGGGTGAATTTTTCTTACCTGAATATTTTAAGGAAAGACAAGAAATGTTATATGACTTTATGACCATGGGTGAAACATTTACACTTGAGTTAACCATTGAAATAAATGATGAAATTGACACATTTAAAGTAAATGGTGAATCATATTACACTGAGGGAACAATAGTGGTTAAGATAGAATATAATCAAAAAAATAAAACCAAAATAATATACGATTTAATTGGTGAATTAAACGAGTTAGTTGCTCACGAATTGAGGCATATAGATCAAAATATTGCAGGGACATTTGTCTCAAAATCATATAGGGGTAAAGACAATGTAAAATATTATACTCAACCAAAAGAATTAGATGCTCAGGTATTTGGATTTAAAAGATTATCAGGATTAACAAGACGACCATTTGAAGAGGTTGCAATAAATTGGTTTGAAACTCACCGTGATATACATCAATTAGATGATAAGGGAATAAAAAAAGTTTTGAATAAATTATTTGAATTTGAAAAGTATGGCAAAATTACCAATTGAAAAAAAGAAATTATTTGAAAGTAGAGTTAATCTAATAAAACAAATAGTAATGGAAAGATCAATATTTAAGAATGATAGATCTAACGTTATATGGAGTGAAATTGACGCAGATTTTACTATGAATGGCGCTCTATTAGAATTAATTTTATATGTTAAATTTAACAATCAAGATTGTGGTGATTGTTCTTTTGAACCAGAAGAACTATTTAGGACAATAACAATACATTTGGATAGTATTTATAAATCTTTGAAGGGTATTGGATTTGATTCAGACTTAAAAATAATTAAAGGAGATTCTATTCGTGGTGTAAATATTGAACATTTAAAATATGGTTTTGGTGAAATCTCATTTGAGTTTGGTATTTATATTGATACGGTTTAAATTAAGATCTAAATCTCTCAACTATTTTAATAATCAATTCTTTTACAAAAATGGCTGATGCGGTAACGATACCGTAATTCATTATTCTTTCAACCATCATATTTACATCAACATTTTTTCCAGTATCCTGAACTAATGAATATATTTCGGGTAATAAAGGAATTAAGAAGGTATATGCCATCATATTACCAATTGATGAGATTGTTACCCCCAAGCTTTCAATAAAATTTAAAAATTTATTTTTTAATACATCAGCAATAGATAACGCATCATCAAACTCACTAATCAATTTTCTTTCTTCTATTTTATCTAAAACTTTTATTAATTTTTCTTTATTTTCATTGTAGTAAGTTAAAATAATTCCTGTACTTATTAGAGCGATATCCGCATCTGTTAATGATGGAGACTTATCTTCCATATATCTCGCTATTGGACCCATAAAACCTCCAATTGTAGATCCCCAAGTTAAAAGAAATTTTAGATCTAGACCGGTTTGATTTTTTGTTGAATTTAAGACATTTTTGGTAAAGATTTTCATGTCTTTTAATTTAGTATTAATACCTAATCCAATATTTTCTGATAATATAATACTTTTTTGTGATTCTGTAATAACAATCTTCATAACAAATAAATATATCGTTATATTTATTTATATAATAAAATAATATGGAAAGACAAAAGTTAATAAAAAATGCTCCCCTTGAGGTTGGTGATACTGTTATATGCGTTAAAATGAAAGACGATTATGGTGTTCCTGGTGGAATAAAAGGATTAGTAAAAAGTGTTACAAATGTTTTTGGTGACAATCAATATAACGTAAATTGGCAAAATGGGTCATCTTTATCTTTAATTGATGGGGTTGATACTTGGATGAAAGTTAATAATAAACCAATTGAAGAAGGGGTATCAATATCAAAAAAAAAGTTTTTAGAGGAATCTACAAGATCTGTTCCCCAAGAATTTGTTAAGTATTCAAGGTTATATAAAATAAGAATTATTAAAAAGTTTTTAGATTTATTAAGAGAATCCAGTGTGGTAAATATGTTAAGTGCTGCACAATACTTATATATGGGAAAAAAAAGAATAGAACATGAACACCATTATGATGAAATGGATGACGATAAAAATGATGCATTTCAGGATCTTTTAGAAATTGCGGATGATGTAAGACAAGAAATAATTAATGGGGCAATGAAACATTATTTACAAAAGAAAGATAATACCAAAAATGGGGATAATTATGAAGAAGATAATGATGACGCATATTTTAAAGGCATTGAAAGATACATTCGTCAAGACTCATCAAATCTTTTAAGACTTTGGATGGACATGAAGGGTGGAAGTAAAATGATGAGATAAACAAACTATTTATAATAAAACAAAACTATGGCACAATATTTTTTTAAGATGACAAATGAGGAGAAAAACAATATCCTTAACCAACATAAAACAATTTATGATGGATATGTCACAGAATATGGACAACAAACTAATAAACAACCCTTATATGTTCAGGACTATGCAAACGATAAAGTTGGTTTGGTGGTTTCTAATAAAGGAGTTGTAAAACCATATACCAATATGGGAATTAATGAATCTCACACAGGTTTAGATATGATTGGTGGTGATCAACACGACCAAAGTGAATATAAATATAGACATTTAAAAAATGGAACTGTTGATTTAGACGATTATGGGTTCAATTCTGATAATAAAGAATATCCATCACCAAATGAAGAAGAATTTGATTATATCTCATTAGGTAATACTAACGATGATGATGATGATTATGATGATTATGCTGATGAAGATTATGACGATAAGTTTGATAAAGAATCTCAAGAAATTAAAAGAATAGAAAGAGAATTAGGTAATATTAACGATGATGATGATGATAGTGTAGATGATTTTAAAAACCGAAGTATGTATAATCCATACTATGGTGATGAAGAAGAAGACGAATTGGAAGAAGGTTTTGATGATTTCAAAATTATGGATTTAAGGGGTGGTGTAGATTATAGTAAAAAAGAATTCCCTAAATCAAACAAATATAAGGTCAATATGTCTGACATTAATCGTGGGGATACTATTGACACTTTTGATGATGGTAATTTTAATAATCTTGATTTTGATTTTGAAGAGGTTGATGAGGATGTACTTCCAGAATTTATGGAAAAATTACACGAATCAATAGATATGTTTCGAAGATTTAAAAAATATAATTAAAATATTCATTTATTATCATATTTACTTAAAATTAGTGAACTATGGAAATAAAAGAAATTATCTCGTATTACATTCATGAAAAGGCGAGAACACTTGAGGTATCATTTACCTTGATATCAGACAGTGAGGATGAGGTTAGAAATGACATCATTAGTATATCAGAAGCCGAAGATTTCGGTTATAAATTAATACAAGACGATTTTGATATATTTGAGGAAGAGGATTTTGAGTTTGAAGATGATGAATTTGAATCTATTGACGAAGAAACCTTAATATCATATTTAAATGAATATTACATTGTTAACTCCAATAAATTACCAAAACCAGAATTATTTTAAGTTGATCCATTATGGACCAACTCTTGTCATATAGTATGTTAATGAAACATGGGGTCCAGCATTTCCAAATGTCCATTGACCCGTGGTTCTTACAACTAAACTTTCTAACCCATCATCAATTATTTTCCATCTCCTGTTGGTTCCGTCACAATCAAAATCTAAATAACCAAGATCATATACACTATATGGTCCATAAACATAATAGAAATATTCTTTTGTCCAAGTTTTAGATCCATCTTGATTTGGGATTGGTTTAAATCTAATCGTACTATAATCCATATGTAATGATGTAAACCCTATTATTATTGTATCTAACACATCAATTTCAGATGGATTAACATACATTCCGTCTAAGATTACATCAAATTGTAATGTATCAGTATTATCGGTTTTTTCATATGTTATTTTATCTATGCGATATTCACCACTTAGACTTAATAATTTTGGTTGGGAGTACTTAAAACAAGAACTCAGAATAAAAATAATGGAAAATAGACAAAAAACAGTTTTCATAATAGATTTTTTAGTTAATATATATCTACAAAGATAATTCTTTTTTTTTAATATACAACTATTTATATAAAAATATGAAAAATAATTTAAATGATATATTATTTTTAATGGATGAGTTTACTTTTTCACATAATAGTGAATTGGGTGAACAGGATTCTGAACCGGCACCTTCTAGCGGTGGTGGCGGTGGAGAAGGAGGATACCCAACAGTAACAAAATGGGAAACAGGACTCACCAGAAGTGTTGCAAATACAATTGATTCTAAAGTTACTTGGAAGTCATTAAATAAACTTGCTAGAGGAAAGGCAAACACGTTACTATGAATAATACCGACGATATATTAAAAAAAATACTTCTTAATATGAGGTATGATTATAGTAAAACTTTAAAAGAAAATAAATTACTTTTAGAAGAAGATAAAAAATACGCAATAGCCCATGATGGTAGAACCCTTGAATTACCTTTAAATGCCGTCATTAACAGTTATCACGACATGTCTGACTTTAATTCACAATCCATAAGTGATTTAGAAATTCGATTTCCTTTATGGTCAGAATCTTGTAAGATATATAGAATTAAAGATGATGCTACAGAGGACGTAGTTAAAATTCGGTATGATAAATGCATGAATGACTATAAAACAAAATATACTAGTAATATAAAAGATGGTTCGGTTAAAACTTTTTCCATTGACACTAAAAAATATTTTACTTGTTATGGTGTACATGTTAAAAAAAATGGTTCTAATGTTCTTGGAACTGCTGAAGATATGAAATTTCCTGGATACGGTTCTCCTTGTCAAGATAGGCAGTTTTGGACTGCATATTCAAAGGAAGTCCCTAAAAAAACTACTGAATCACCCAAAACTGATAGTAATCTTAATAAAGAGTTAATAAATAAAGCAGGTACAGAAAATAGTTATGATGGTAAAGAACTAATCACATTTGATTTAGATTTATAATATAAATAAAAAAAATGGAAAAATTATTATTAGAGATAAATAGGTACAAACAACTAATGAATATTGTTTTGTTGACAGAAGGAGGTAAAGTTGTTGACGCATTTTTACCAATAGGGGCTAAGTCTGTTGATAATTTAACAAAACAAGGTGTTGATTTTGCAAACGACCTATCTAAATTATCCGATGAATTTACTAATCAAGGAATTAAAACTTTTGATGATTTACTTTCAGTTGTTGCAACAAAAAATCCCACTATACCTAATATAACTGACGATATGATTAAATCTTATATTAAAAATAATGAGAAATTATATAATTCTATTTTAGCTAAAGCGGCGGCAGCAGCGACGGTAGAAGCCGATATATTAGTAAAAAGTGTTGACTTAAAAAAAATATTCTCAAACAATATAGAACAGCTTAATGCTTATAACACATATTTAAGTTATGCCCCTAGCATAAGAAATATTGATACATTAATAAAAGGTGTTGATGATAGTATTACAGAACTTAATAAAACAATTGATGAGATACAAACTGGTAAGGTACCTGGAGTAACTACCGTTCCAAAGGATTTGGAGGAGTTATATGAACAATTATTAGGAAAAAAAGTAGAATTAACTGAATATAAAAATAAAGATGTATCCCCAGCCAAAGTTGTGGGCAATTTAAGTCCAGTTAAATGGGGTAATTTGGGTAATGGATTTATCATCTCAAATAAAATAACAAACTATGGGGGTAGATATACTGTTATGGTAAAAGATCCTAATGGAAGATTACGACCATTTTACCAAAGAACCGGAGGTGGAACAAGAGTTGGAGATGCCCCTGAAGGTTGGGCAGCAGCAGGTAATTGGGTTCCTTTTTATGGTATGGCAGATGTAAGTATGTGGAGATTGAACAAAGAAACACAAAAATGGGGGTGGCAGAGAACTGATGGTTGGTTTATTAAACCTAAAGGTGGTAGACAGGGAGAAGAAGGTGATGAGGCAATTTCTAAGTTACTTGCCGATGTTGCAGGAACAAATGGGATTAAAGATGTTGATTACGGTTTTGGGAATTTATACAAGTCTATAACTAATACTGAAAGCGCTTCTGGTTTAAATACTTGGTTAAGAAATTTTGGGTACGAAATAACCCCAGAAAACGGATATTTAAATGGTGCCGATCCTAATCGGATAATAGTACATGGAATACCATAAATAAAAAAATATGAATAATACCGACGATATATTAAAAAAAATACTCCTTAATATGAGGTATGATGCAAGTAAAACTTTAAAAGAAAATAAAGAAATTATATTTGAGAACCCAAACACAAAAGAATCGATTAGTAATAATGTAAAAAATGAGGGGGGAATTAAATGTAATTCTTTAGATGATTATTTAAAGAAAAAAAATGGATGCAATTTTATTTCTTATTATGGGAAAAATTATTACAATACGTATATTCCCGACCAATTTTATAGAGATACTCGTAAAATTGAAGGTAGAGGTCCTAATTTTGAGGGTTACGAGAGTGAGGAGTTTCTTAGAAGGGAGGAACTTTTAATAAAAAGAAATAATAATTCATCATTAATAGATGTTTCAATTCTTATTGAAAATTCGTCATTAATTAGTAATTTAGAGAGGTTATATGGTAAAAAGGGAACCATTATTCCATATGTTGATCTTCCGTCGATTAATAATAATAAAGATTTTGAACGCATAGATTTTTCTAAACTACCCAAAACCAATCTGACATATGGTACATTTCACACTCTAAATAATGGTAATGGTGTTATCTCTTGGAGAATTGAAAATGCTTCAGATGAGGTTGTAAAGTCAACATTGTCGTTACTTGGAAAAACACCAACTAAAATAGAGACCGACAGTGAAAAAACTAAAGTAACCCCCAATGTTATAAATAACACTAATAAAGGGGTTGAAAATCCAGTCACAATAAAAAATGGTGAAGATTTTGGAGAGATTATGATTGATTTAGATTTATAATATAAATAAAAAAATATGAATAATACCGACGATATATTAAAAAAAATACTTCTTAATATGAGGTATGATGCTAGTAAAACTTTAAAAGAAAATAAAGAAATTATATTTGAAGATTTAAACAAATTGAATCAAAATAGTAAAACAAAATCGGTTGATGTTTTTAGTAGGCCAATATCTTTTAATGGAAAAGTAATAAAAACTGTTAAATCTCAAATATCTGAACTCGAAAAAAATATAAAATTACCGACAAAACTTTCAGAACCAATTAGACAAAATTGTTGGTATTCGTTTGATCAAAGTCAATATTTTAAAAATAAAGGTACACAAGGCAATGGTTATGATCTTGTAAATTATAAAGATAATTTGGGAGTTAAGCGTACAAAACGAAGCCCAACAGATGAACTACATTATTATTTCAAAATGAAAGATCAAGTTAATCTATCCGGTGTTTTAGGAATTACTTGGGATTTTTCAGGTCCAACACCTTTGTTTGTAGACAAAATTACGGGGTGTATGACAAAAACTTTAACTTACATTAAAAAAACATTTAATAGTAATGCTCCAGGAATAATCAATAGTGATGGTAAAGATTATTCTCTTATGTTTAGTTGTTATGGTGTAACTCCCAATGGAGCACGTTCGTTTCTTCCGTGTGATGAAAATTTTCTTAAAAAAGATAGTGTTAATTATTATCATCAAAAAGAAAAATTAGATATAGAAGGTTACGTCGAATTACCAGCAATTAATGTTTTTGCAAATAAAACTCCAAACATATCTACTAAAACACCGGGGAGTAAAAAAAACGATGTTTCCACATCTATAATGGTTGCTTCTGACAATAAATATGAATATAAAAAAGAAGGGGGTAAATATTATTTTAAAGGAAAAGACGGTACTGACGAGTCCATAAAACACCCCGATTGGGTGGAAGCCAAAGGTAAGGGATTGGAATCCATAATAAAAAACGTTGATTTTACATCCGAAAACAATACAAACCCTTTTGGAAAATCTGGATCTGATGGAGTAGGGGATTATTCTTTTGATTTAGACTTATAAAAAAAATTAAAGTATTTATAAATATGGAAAAAAATATATTAATGGAATTAAGTAGAATAAAAGGTCTAATTAATTACAATTTATCAAATGGGTTTTTAATTAAAGAGGATGCTCAAGGTGCGGAAATAAGACAGAGACAAATAGATAATGAAATACTTGGAACTAATAATATAAAAGGTGGGGGCGATACTGATTCAGAAAGATGGCCAACTATAACACTAAGTTCAACAAGTACGGAGTATCCAATAATTTTTGATTATCCAAATGGTCTACCAATTTTAGGTGATAAAGAAACTGGAAAACCAATAGTATGGCAATTTAAACCGGGAGATTCTTCAAAAACTTTTATATCAGAAAAACAATTTAAAGTATTAGTTGGTTCAGTTGAGGCTGCGGATAAAACAATTAAGGAAAATCAAGAGTATTTTGAAAAAAATGGAATAAAATATTGTTTACCCCAAAAATCATTTTGGGATTTACACACCAATAAAAACTACATTTATAAATTTCAAAACCCAAGAAATAATAAAATATTTAACATGAAACTAACTATGTTGGGTGAAGACCAATGTACTAATTCTGGTGACGAGATTCCTCGTAGTGGTCTTGAATGTTCTACAAGATGTATGGGGGCAAACAATGGATGGGCGTTTAGTATGGATGGTTTTTTTGAAACGGGAACAGGAAAAGGATATGACCCACAAAATCCAGATCATTTTGATCTTAGATCTATAGATGATATATTTTGGGATAAATATAGTATTTGGATTGAAATTGCGGTTGGAGTTGCGGTTGCATTTGTGGCACCTTATTTGGCTGCGGGAATTTTAGGGGCTATGGCTACGCCAATTTTAGCAGCAACAAGAATTGCCAGACTCATAACTTTTTTAGGGGAAGCATCAGTATATGGAGGAGAAACTACTTGGTTAATAATTTCTTGTGAAATTTTAGCGGAAGGAGGTCTATTGTCTCCTTTAATCTCTAATTATTTATCTAGAGGGGATAGTGGAAATGCAGCTTTAACAATTGCCATGTGTTTAATACCGTTTGTAACTGAACTACCTTCGGTCAAATTATTTATTGGTAAAGGTTTTGGAACTCCAAAAATGGGAGAAAGTGTGGTATCTAAAATAAATACTTGGGGCGGTTTTACTGCTTTAACCAAACTACCAAAAGAAGAAATGCGATCAGTGATCAAAGCAATTCTTACTACAGATGAACAAACAATGTTTTATCTTGGAATGGATGTTATTGGTGCAGGAGATAAAGTGTTAGCTTCAGCCTTTGCGGAATTTATTGCAAAAAATGGAGATACAATAGAGGCGGGTATAGCCAGAGGAACTGGTAATGCTCCGATTGACACTGGATATAAAAAGTTTGTGGAAAAAATGGGTAGTACCAGTACTAAGGCATTAGAAATACTTGCCAATCCCCTTGGGTCAGCATTTTTTCAAAGAAGTTTTGTAACATCACTTGTAAGAGGTTTTATAGTTGTAGGTCCAATTGTAATAGCTTTTAAAGCTACTTGGGGAAAGGCGGCTGAATGGATGACAGAAACACAAAAAGATGATGTACTAAATAAAATACAAGACATTCTTAACGGTCATGGATCACCATATGCAAAGGCATTAATGGACTTAAACATATCATGTGGTTTAGGACGTGAAATTCCACAAGAGGTTGTTGATTTAGCAATAAAAAAGTTATCAGAAGACCCTACTTTTACAAAATTTGATGAGAATACTGAGGCATTAATTGAAGAAAAAACAAAAGAAGCAACAAAAGAAGTTTATGAACAAAAAATAAAAACCATTGCTGAACAACTTAAGAAAAACAACACAAATTCAACAGAAGATCTACAACGAATGGATTTGTTATCCGCTCAAACCCAATTAGAGGTATTGGATGAAATTATTATGAGTAGTGGGTATCCTACTTTACCTGATTGGGAAAACGATAAACCAACATCATATGATGAATGGAAATTTTCGGTAATTACAGGAGGTAAGGAAATAAATGGAGTTGTTAAATTTATTAACGGAAATAAAAATTACGAAGTTTATGTTGATACTAAAAAAATATTTCCCACTGATGATATTAAATCTGACCCCGAAATAAAGTTTAATCCCAAAATAGGAAATAAATAATAGATATAATAAATAAATTTATTTTTTTTTCATATATCTTATATTTATAAAGTATAATAAATAAATAAATAAATGAATTATGAGTAATAAATTAATTTTAGAAGAGTTATTTCGAATGAGAGAAATAATGGGTATATCATTATCTGAAACAATCAAAAATAAAATTAATAGTGTTTTATTGTTAGAAGGTGGTAAGATTGTTGATGAATTTATACCAATAGCTCCTAAGTCTGTTGATAATTTAACAAAACAAGGTGTTGATTTTGCAAACGACCTATCTAAATTATCTGATGAATTCACTAATCAGGGAATTAAAACTTTTGATGATTTGACCGCAGCGGTTGCAGCAAAAAATCCCACTATAGATCCTAAGAACATAACTGACGATATGATTAAATCATATATTAAAAATGACGATAAATTATATAAGTCTATTTTAGCTAAAGCAGCGTCAGCGGCGGCAGCAGAAGCTGATATATTAGTAAAAAATGCCGATGTAACTGCTCTATTCAGAGCAGATCCTGCACAACTTGCAAACGCTCAAAGATTATTAGGTGCCAGTCCTTCCGTAAGAACTATTGATACCTTAATACAAGGTGTTGATGATAGTATTGTAAGTATTGAAAAAACAATTGATGATATAAATGTTGGTAATGTTCCTGGAGTGAGAACCGTTCCAAAGGATTTAGATGATTTATATGAACAATTATTGGCAAAAAAATTAGATTTAGAAAACTATAAAAATAAAGATGTGGCGCCAGAACCAGTTAAATTTCCGGATCCATTACCTTCTATTGGTGATGAAGCGGCACAGAAAGTAATACAGAATTCCGAATCAAAAATAGACGATGTATTTGATGCCTTAGTTGGCAATGCAAAGATGAAAAAATTATACGCACCAGGTTTAACAGATGAACAAATTGAGCTTACCAGAACGTTTATAAAGGCCAAATATGGTGATGTAGCAATAGAACAGTTACTTAAAAACTTAAATCAAGTGCAAGAGGATATGATAAAAGACTTACAAAGACAAGTAAACAGCTTACCAACAGGAGCAAAAGGTACACCTACAAATCCAGCTCTTAAGAAAAAGGCGGGTGCTGTTCTTGAGTTTTTATATGATAATAAGATAACGAGAGCTTGTCTTGGTAGCGACAAAGCAGTGGTTAATCCAACTCTAAAACTAAGTTGGAAAACACCCCTTACAGGACTTCTTTGTGTTTACAGTGTTGTAGTATCATATAAGATGCTCGAATGGGTAAACACTCCCGCAATCGAACAAGATCCAATCTTTTGTCCCCTTCTTACTCCACTTGGAGCTTGTAAATTCATGACATCAAAGGGTTGGTGTGTAAAATCATGTAGTGAAAGTGAAGATAAAGAATGGTTTCCTAATGTATACGAAAATAAATTTGACCCTGATTTTAAAAAATGGGTCACAGACAATGGGTTTACAAACCCCGATTTAAATATTGATGATGCCGGAGTTGAAACTTTTCTTTATAACGATAAAGAAAATAATCGACAGGAGGCAACATATGATGGAGGTAAAAAGACATTTAACTAAATTTTAGTTTAAAATAAATAATAAATAATAAAAATATGGGAACTATAACTTATTGCGGAAAAGATGGGTCCGGAAAATGGATTAATATAAACAAAGCAACTTATGATGCAAAAAAGAAAAATAAATTACCCGTAAAAATTGCCGATAAAGATAAAAATTGTGATGGAACCCCATTAGTAGTTGTTGCAAAAAAATACAAGTGTGTTAGTGGGGTATGTAAAGAAGATCCAACAGGAACATATACGGAACCTACTTGTCAAGGAAAGTGTACAACAACTGCAAAAAAATACAAGTGTGTTAGTGGAGAATGTAAAGAAGATCCAACAGGAACATATACAGAACCTACTTGTCAAGGAAAATGTTCAACGCCAACACCAGGACCAGGACCAGGTCCAAGTCCAAAGTCATGTAGTTCTCCTTCAACACCGTTTAGTTCTGTATCTGACAGTACTAAATTTAGAGATTTTGTTTATAAATATTACCCATCAGTTGCTGGTCAACATGATTTATGGTTATCAACTGACCCAAGATTATTAACCTTAACAAAACAATGGAATACTTGTTCAGTTAGAAAGTCATATTCAGAAATAGACCAAAAGGATCCTAATAAAAGATCTATTGGTAATTTATTTTTATTGTGGTCACAAGATCCTAACGCTTTGACTTGGATAAGTGGAAGTAATCCACAACAAAACATGGATGACCCTAAAGTTCAAATGGGAGTATGGGAAAAATTAATAGAAAACAAACAGATATGGACTAAAGGTCTTATTGTTAATGTTGGAAACAAAAAAGTTTATGTGATAAAAACAGATATTAATAATGATACATCAAAATATCCATTAACTATTGCGGAGTTAAGATCTCCTGATATGACAAAATTTGATTATTTAGTTTTATATCCAATTGATATGACAAAAAAATATCCTATAGGTAATATAGGTATATTATATATGTCAACAAATCAAGATGGTGAATCAGTTGTTAGAATTAAACAAGAACCAACTTGGACTTGGGAACCTGCAACAATAGAAGATGAATTAAACTTTGAATTACAAGAACAAATTATTACTAAAGGAAACAGAAATTCAAATCAAGGGACTAATACTCCTGGTACAATTAATAGAGGATCAAATTCAAGTAATTCATTAAATTTAAGTAATGGGGCAACTCCAAGAGAAATTTTTGATGTTATTGAACCGATTAGAACCGAAGCATTGAATATTTTAATTGAGTTAAAACCTACGGCAGATAAAGTTGGAGCCGGAAAAGAAATGGATGAGGCAATAACATTATTACAGACTTTTGATTCGTCAAAATCATGTGAAGCAGGTAACATACAACAAATTAAAGATGCAAAAGATAAAATCCAAAAAATTAAAAAAGATAACTCCTTAGCATTATCTATGGCTGGAGGTATTACCAAAAAATTAGATAGATTAACTGTATTATTAGATAATGTAATTACCGAATGTGATCGATTAAGTAAAATACCAAAAAATAAGGTAGATGATAAGGTAGATGATAAAAATAAAACAGAATTAAATAATAATATGGGGACACCAAAAACTAAAGATGAATTAAGAGTATTCTTTGGTTTTGTCACAAATGACGGTATAACATACAATCCAAAATCCAAAATTCTAAACATGGAAAAAGAGGAAGGAATTGTTGGTGAATTTGATCAAGGTACCGTACAAAACGCAATTAATAAATTTGGCGCTAGATCTGAATATTTCCACAAATATAATGAATTGATGGCAATGGAAGGATTAAGTAGTAGTAGGTTAGTGTTACCAGAAGGAGTTGTGGGTGCAGGTGAGGTAATTACAGAAAATAATTATTCGGTTTTAGTACCACTTAAAAGTAATGAAAGTAGTAGACAATTTAAAAAACTTACATTCGGAACATATTTAGATACCACTTGTCCATCAGCAACAATTGAGGTAATGTTTGGTAAAGGATCAGTTCAAAAAAGTGTTGGGTGTTCTTGTGATGAGAGTGCGGAATCAATAATTGAAAAATTAAAAACATATTTAATTGCTGCATTAACTGGTGACGAAAGTTCTAGACCAAATAGAGAAGGAGCAGCAAAAGAATTTTGTGGGTGTTTTAAAACTGGTAAGTTTGATGAACTTATTGGTATTAATGGACTTAAATTAGATGCTTCCTCATTAACTGGTGTAAGTAAAACAAGATTACCTAAAACATTTTTTGATCGTAAATTAGGTTGGAAAGAAATTACTAATTTATTAAGAGGAGAGAGGGTTAATGGAACACAAATTGCTGGTCCATTTCGTATACCTGATTTTGGTGATGATAATTGTAGATGTATTGGAAGTGGTTCATTACAAGAATCTATTAAAAGACATGTAACAAAAGCAATAAATAATAAAAAAACAGTTCTTAAAGAAGAAAGAATTATTAAATCAATTTTATCAAAAATAAGAAAAGTAGGTAAATAACCTAAATGAAACTTATCTGACGTAGTTGTCGGGTAAGGATAAACCATCTAAAAAGAAGGAGGTGTTCAGTTTATCTATCAAAGTGGGAATCATTGATTCCCATTTTGTTTTTACTACTATTTATAAAAAAGATTTTATGAAACATATTGTAATAACAAGATGTAAATTTGGTAAAGACGAAGATTTCCAAAAATATTTTGAGGTAATGAAAAAAACTTATATTCCCTCAATCAATTCACAAACAGATAAAAATTTCTCAATTGCCTTAATTGTCAATCCAAGACATTATGATTTAATTAGGAATGAGATTAATAAGGACATTGAAATTGTAAAATTTGTTGACCAACAAGAAGATTATAAAGATTTGGAGGTTAGACAAAAAATAGATCTAATATCATTTTCAGATACAAAGAAAGATTATAAGGATTTTGTAGTTAAAAATAATATTACAATCCAAACAAGACATGATTGTGACGATGTAATGAATTCAAACTATATTGAATATATTCATAAACTATATAATGAAAATAAAGATAAATACGACGATTTTATTTTAAATTTTCACCCAACTAAATTAATTGTTGAAACAGGGAAAGAATACACTCACGGTAGGGATTATAGTAAAGTTTGTTCAATGTTCACTACGTTAATTCAAAAGAGTGTTAAACACGGTATAATGGATTGTGTTCACGATCACTTAAAAGGGTTTACAAGAAATATAATTTACATACCAAGAGGATATGTTAAATTAGGAATTCACGGTAACAATACTATATCTAAATTAACCGATAACGACAAACCATTAAATTAATATGAGATTTACTTACGCATATATAACATATAAGAAAGATGTATATGACCAATATTTAGGTCCTTGTTTAAATAAAATAAAAGATAGGGTTGATATTATAACAAAACCAAATATTAAATCATCAAGATTTCATAATGAAGTTATTAATGAATCCCCAAACAGGTATATTATATTTTCACATGAAGATGTAACATTTTCAGATGAGATGATTAATCAAATTCAAAAAACAATTGAACAAACCCCCAATTTTGGTGTATTATGTGTTGTTGGTAAAAATGAGGTTAACAAAAACATTGGGGCATTGGGATCTAGTCAATATAACTTAAAATTTTGTGATCCTTGTTTTTTTGTTATTGATAAAGAAAACCCATTAAGGTTTGATGAGGTTATTTTTGATGAATTTCATTTTGGTGTTGAGGATTATTGTATTGGAAGTCAGGAACTACATAATAGAGGAACATATAGTTTATTAGTGAATTGGGGAAAGGATAATGGACCTTTTCATTTTAAACACCATAGTTACACCTGTAGAACTGTTAGATATCAGTGGGGAAATTATAATGAATATAAGAAAAGATTAAAACAAAAGTGGGGACACTTAGATAATATTAAACAATTTTAAAATATGAAGGTAGGAGTATTAATACCAAGTAGGGGAGATAGAACTGAATTTTTAAATCATGCAAAATGGTTATTAGATCAACAAACAAGAAAACCAGATGAAATACTTATTGTTGATTACCCCCCAAAATCAAATGATTATGACATTACACCAAGATATAGATATGGTTGTCAAGAATTATTTAATAGAGGTTGTGATATAGTATTTTTTTGGGAAGATGACGATTGGTATTCAAGTGAATACATTGAGTTTATGTTAAACTCATGGATTGATGCGGGTAAACCTAAAATATTTGGTATTGGTTACACATATTATTACCATATTTTAGTTAACAAATATAGAAAATTTACTCACCCACATAAGGCATCCGCTTGTTGTTCTATGGTTACAAATGAAATACTTAGAATTTCTTATCCTAAAGATAATGATCCTTTCTTAGATACCGCAATGTGGAAACAATTATCGCCTAATCCTCATGTTCCTTTATGTACAGTTTCACCAGAAAAGATTTATCATCTTGGTATGAAACATGGTATTGGTTTATCAGGTGGGACAAAACATCATGATAAGAATGGATATGACCGTAATTTTATTGACGATTCAAGTTGTAACTTATTAAAAAATAATATTGATGAAAAATCATTAATTTTTTATCATACTTTAAAATTATGATCTCAATAATAATAACCGCATTTAATAATGACAAATATATAGACGAATGTTTGTATAGTGTTGTAGACTCATTTAAAGATTACGATTATGAGATATTATTGGGTATTGATAATTGTGAAATAACAACAAACCATATATTAAATAATTATAAAGGTCATTCAAAAAATATTAAGTTTTATTTTTTTAAAGAAAGATATGGTACCTATATTATTAGAAATACCCTTGTTAAAGAAACAAAGTATGAAAACTTACTGTTTTTTGATTCTGATGATGTTATGTTACCAGTAATGTCAAAATTAATCATAAAATATATGTCACATTTTGATATGATTAAACCAATGTTATCTCAGTTTAAAGATAAATACAATTTAAATGATCCTAAACTATTAACACAAAAAACAACATTTGGTGAAGGTGTTTTTGGAATAAAAAAAAGTTTATTTTTTGAAATGAACGGTTTTGAACCTTGGATTTGTGCTGCTGATTCTGAATTTAACTGGAGGGTAATGTGTAATGGTAAAAGAATTAAACATGTTGAACAAGTTTGTTTTTTATATAGAAGACATAGTGAAAGTTTAACAAATAACAACGACACTAATTTAAGGTCAAGATTAAGACATGAATACCATCTAATAACTAAAAATAAAAAGATTAAAAATGAGTGTCAACCAATTCCTAAATTAGTTGTTGGGGAATTTTTAATTTTAAATGAATATTCTGACGAAGATTTAGAAATAATTTATAAAACAGGAATTAGCAACATTAGTGAAATTACACTATATAGAGAGTTAAAAGAAAAATCAAAAATTGCTTTAGAATCAATTTTTACTAAAACCCCAAGAAAAATAGTTAATAAAATTATAAATAAAGAAGAAAAAACAATTAAAGAAATTAATAAAAATACAATTAATTCAATTTTAAACAGAGATAAAAATACACCAAAAATATTAACTCCTCAACCAAAAACTCAACAACATAATAATAATACAAATTCAAATAAAGAGACTCTTCAAAAGTTATTTCTATCAAAAAGACTTAATAAAAGTGATTCAGCATATATGAATATTGGGAATAAAATAAATAAGTAAGTTTGACATAATAAAATAGTTTTATTATTCTTAAATTATATTTAAACTCATAAAGTATAAAAATATGGTCCCATGATGTAATTGGATAACATATTTCTCTTCTAAAGAAATTTTTCAGGTTCGAACCCTGATGGGACTACTAAAAAATAAAAATATGGACATTTTTGAAGAAATACACAATGAATTTATAAATTCTGAGGATTATCTTTGTTATTTAAATGAACTTTATAATTATCCTTACGATTTAGAGTAATCCATATATTTATTATATATGGAACTTATTGAGGAAATATATAGAATAAAATCATTGTTATCTGAAAACTCTGACCCATATAAAATTTGGGTGGCGAGTAATCTTGAAAGTGATCGAGGATATTGTGTTTATTATTTAACAGAAAATAATAGTGTTATTGGTTCTGTAACAATAACAGATTTAAATAAAATGTTAAATAATGAAGATTTTAATGATGATGACAAACTTTTACATACTAATTATGGAAATTTATCAAATACCGCATATGCACATACTATTGTTGTTGAAGAACAATTTAGACGATTAGGGTATGGTTTAAAATTATTTAAAGAATGTGAAAATATCGCTAAACATTCAGGTTATGATAGGATTTCAATAATTATTAAAAAAAATAATATACCATCTCAAAATATGTTTAAAAAGATTGGATTCAAACAACATTATTCCGAAGGTAATAAAGATTTGTTTATTTTAGAACTTGACTGATATTTATAATTAAAACATTTTATGAAAAATATTATAACTTTAACTGAATCTGATTTATATCGTATTGTTAAAAAAGTAATTAAAGAAAATTATTCTGAAGAACATCTTAAATACACAAACCCAAAAACGGGGGATGAGTGTAAAATTAAAATGGCAAAAAGAAAAAATGATGGTAGATATAGTGCCGTATTAACTTGCGATATTTATAATAATGGTAACGAATCGGTTATTGCTGAATTACCAATAATTACAAGAACTAAAGAACAATTAATTAAAGGTATTTGTAATAATATTGAAACGATGTATGACCTTTTGGATAAAATGTTAATGACAACGGAAGATGATTTTTTAGTGGAAGCAAAAAATTACGGAAAATTTAGAATACTTGACGATACCATAAATTGTTCTGCTGATATGGAACAAGAATTAAAATCTTGGGAGAAACCAAAAGGAGACGTACCCTCTTGGGATAAAGAAAGTGATATCCCGTCTTGGATGTCAGAATAAAATAAATATTTTTTTTGGCAGTTTAAAAAAAATTTTGTATCTTTGTGGTATGAAAAACATACTACCATACTGTTCAAATAACATTGGAATCATTGGTTATCAAGATTCCGAAATTGCAAAAAAAGAAAAAAACGACTGTGTTGTAAGGGCATTTGCGTCGGCATTTGAAATCCCTTATGATAAAGCTCACAAATACGTTAAAGAAAAATTTGGGAGAAGAGATCGTTGTGGTACTTATGGTACCGTTTTTTCAATGGTTGCGTTGGCAAAAAAACAAATTCAAATAAACCATAAGAAAATTAAACCAATTGGATCTAAAAAACCAATGGGTAATTCAGTAGTTTATTCTTTGGATTATAAGGTTAAATTAAACGGTAAAAAGGTTAGTAGACAAATGACCGTTGGGACGTTTATAAAGGATAATCCAGAAGGAACCTTTTTTGTACTTGTAAATCGTCACGCATTTACTATTAAAGATGGTATAATACATGGCAACTACGAAGACTCAACTAAAAAAAGAAAAATACTGAAACACGCATTTAAAATAATAATTTGACTTATTATAAAATAATAATTATATTTTTAATAGATATAGTCAGGTGGCGGAATTGATAGACGAGCTTCATAACCTGGGGTGGTAACAGTTTTGAGGTTTAACAACGGTTATCGTGTAGGTTTGAATCCTACCCTGACTACAACTACAGTTATAACAAATATCTGGACTGAAATGTCGGCTTAAAATTCAGAGATATGTGGGTGGCTACCTTACAGCCAAAAGGTCCCTTAGCTCATTTGGTTAGAGCAACTGACTCATAATCAGTAGGTACCTGGTTCGATCCCAGGAGAGACCACGTAAGAGTTTTTAAACATTTAAAAAAAAATAAAATATGTCAAACAAAAAAAACACATCAACAGGAATTGGATTAGGAGGTTTTATATTCTTAGTCTTTTTAACACTTAAATTGGGTGAGATAGGTCCAGTTCAGTATTGGTCGTGGTGGTGGGTTACATCCCCACTTTGGATACCCCTATTATTAATTCTTATTATTATGTTAGTAATTGGATTTCTTATAACAATTACCACTATAAAAAACCGAACCAATATGGGTGAGTAGTTAGAAGGGCCTTTCCTGAAAGATGGCTCGCTAGGCCCGTATTCACCCTTATTTTTGGTCCCATCGACTATCGGTTAGGTCGTCAGGTTTTCATCCTGGAAAGTCGGGTTCGATTCCCGGTGGGACTACTATAATATTTATTTTTGTAAAAAAAATCACTTTTTTATACTCAATAAAAAATAATAATGGTTTTTTTAGATATTTATATGTAATAATAAACTATAAAAAACAAAAATTATGAAATTAACTAAAGATCAATTATTGGGCGTAATAAGACACGCATTAACTTTTATTGGAGGTATTTTAATTACAAAAGGTCTTGTAGATGAAAGTCTATTTAGTGAAATAACAGGTGGTATTTTAACCTTAACGGGAGCTGTTTGGTCAATCATCAACAAAAAAAAATAATAATTAATTTAACTTTTTAAATTTAAACCCACTCACAAGGTGGGTTTTTTAATTATATGATATTTATTAGTTATATGAAAATTATTATCACAGAATCACAATTAAAATTAATAACCGAAGACACTTTATCGGATGATGAAGAATTTAAAGAACTTGTAAGAGGTTGGGAAGGTAAAGTAATTGATCCAATAACTAAAAAACATATAACATATGATGACGTTACAATGAGACCTGTTACATCCTCAAAACAAATTCAAGGAACAATGACGATTGGATATGGAACTACTATGTCGGTTTACCCTCAAATGAAAGTTGGAGAAAGGATCTCGGATAGTAAAGCAAATCAGTTATTAGAATTAGGGATCAAAAAAGAAGAAAATGAAGTTAAAAGATTAATTCCAAAATACGATCAATATCCAAGATATGTTAGAATGGCGTTATTAAACGCTAAATACCGTGGAGATCTTGGTCCGGCAACAATCAAATTAATTAATCAAAATAAATGGGGTTTTGTTTCTAAAGAATACTTAAATCACCCAAATTATAAAAATCCGGGTAAGTATCCTGGTGTTGTAAAAAGAATGAGATCAAATGCCGATGTTTTTGACAGATATTATAGAGAGTTAAAAGTTGTTAAAAAACCAATTGTTAAAAAAACAGTTGTTAAAACTTCCGAAACCGAAAAACAAAGGTGTTTAAAAATGTTACCAAAGGAACTTGTCTATAAACCTGAATGTGATAAGTACTTTAAAAGTGATTACCATATGGATTATGGTTATGATTTTTCTAAAATATTTTATACCGTAAAACCAGGTGATAATCTTTCAGGGATAGCATCAAAATACGGTAAATCAGTTACTGTAGCCACATTAATGAAATTAAATAATTTAAAGTCAGATAATATCAAACCGGGACAAAGATTAAAAATAAAATAAAATAAAATTACTTTTATCTGTTACTTAATATTTATAAATTATATGGAAAATTTTTTAGGTGTTGTTATAGCTTTTATCACAGGTGTGGTTGGTCCAGTTTTACTGATTTACGTTAAAAACAGGTTGAATAAAAAAGAAAAACCAGATATGGTTAGAGAAACTCTTCGTGTGAGTGAGTTGGTAACATCAAAAATAGAACACATAAAGGAAGAATTTGATGCCGATCGTGTTTGGATAACTCAATTCCACAATGGTGGTAATTTCTACCCAACGGGTAAATCAATGGCAAAGTTCTCAATAATGTATGAAACGGTTCATCCTGGAGTACCATCGGTACAAAGTAATTTTCATAACATACCTGTTAATTTATTTTCAAAATCAATAAATGAATTATTAAGTAATGACCTTATTCAAATTTCAGATTATAAAGACGAAACTATTGCAACTTTTGGATTGAAGTATATCGCTGAAGACACAGGATGTAAATCAGGTTATTTATTTGCAATTAAAACAATTGATGATAAGTTCATCGGAACTTTAGGTTTGGATTATACAAAACGTAAGAAAAAATTGGACATGGAATCAATTAATCACCTACAAGTTCACGCAACATCTTTGGGTGGAGTGTTAATGACACATTTAGAACAATAATTTTGTTTTTATAAAAAAATAGTATACCTTTGTGGTATGAATATATTTTTTTTAGATTTTGACACAAAAAAATGTGCGGAATATCATTGTGATAAACACGTAGTTAAAATGATCCTTGAGACGGCACAACTATTGTGTAGTACCCATTGGGTTATAGGATCAGAAGCCCCTTATAAATTATCACATAAAAATCATCCATGTTCAATATGGGTTCGTGAGAATTTATCTAACTATCTATACCTTTGTGATCTTGGATTAGAGTTATGTAAAGAATATACATATCGTTATGGAAAGAGACATAAGTCTCAGGATGTAATAGAGTGGTGTTTAACGAACAAACCAAATATTTCCGACACAGAGTTCACAGAACCACCCAAAGCTATGCCAGACGAATATAAAGTTAGTAATGTCATAGAATCTTATCGAAATTACTATATTGGAGCAAAAAAAGATTTTGCAAAATGGAAAAATAGAGATGTTCCTGAATGGTTTTTAAATAAGAGTATATTTATGTAAATATGAACTTAATTTATCCGTTATCAATAAAAGGTAGAAAAACATCTGGATTTGGTCCTAGATGGGGAAAAAATCATAATGGTATTGACATTGGTGTCCCTGATGGGACAGGTGTTAATTCTGTTGCAGATGGTGAAGTAGTCAGGGCAGATATGCGAGACTATAAAGGTTACGGTAATTTTATAATTGTTAAACATGACTTAGATGGTGAAACTTTTTATTCCGCATATGCCCATTTAACTAAAATGTTGGTAAGTGTTGGTGATAAAGTTAAACAAGGAGATCAAATTGCATTATCTGGTGGTGGACAAGGTTTATCAAAAGGTTCCGGTAAGTCAACTGGACCACATTTACATTTTGAAATTAGAAAAAGTCAAAATGGTAATTGGGTTAATCCAGAATCATATATTAGTGGTAAAGAAATTGTAAAAGGAAGTTTAAATAAAACTCAAGATGATAATGAAGTACCTGATAATGAAGTACCCGATAAAAGTACAATAAGTAATTTGGTTGTCACATACAACAATTTGACAGGTAAATCAAAAGACATTGCCGATACCGTTGTATCTCAATTAAAAAAAATAGGGATTACTAACCCATACACCATTATAGTAATATGTTCAATATTAATAAAAAAATATGGAACTATAACCGAAAGTTTTATATTAGGTAAGAATAAAATTAAAATTCCAAGAGATGGTGCCCACAAGGGACAATCAGGTTGGCAGAGTAACAATGCTTGGGATATTGCAGTCCCAATTGGAACTCCGGTATACGCAGTTAATTCAGGTACTGTCGTTACTTTTACAAATCATGGTCCAAATATTATAAGGAAAAATGGTAAAAAAATATTTGGGACTGGATTTACAGTTAAAACTGATAATAAATTACCAAGTGTTTTTTATACTCATTTAAAAGATACCACAATTTCAAAAGGATCTAAAATTTCTTGCGGACAATTGTTAGGATATGTGATGGATTTTCCTGGTAGTTCATATGATCACCTACATATTGGAGTTGAAAAGGGTAATATTAGACAATTTATTACTGATGATGGAACATTAAAATGTAAATCAAACTATTCAAAAAATGACGAGGATGAAACCCCGACAAAATCTGAAGGTAATACATTACCACCACAGATTCAAAAGTTAATGGATAAATTAAAAACAGTTTATGGGATTAACATTACTCAAAAACATATTGATGCTGAATTTAAACAAGAAGGAAATATTAGACCAGATAATGGTGGTGTTGATTCGCAAGCAAAGAAAAAAATTGATGAATTAATAAAGGACTGTAAATTGGCAAACCCCATACAATATCCAGATGACATTGTGTCGGGATATAGAAGTTATAATGACCAAGTAGATAATTTTGGATCCAAAGCCAAAAAAAGAGGTATTGAAAACACACAAGCTTCAAACTGTTTACCTGGATTTAGCCAACATCACACAGGTAAAACTTTTGATATATTTAGTACTGATACTAGTTGGTGGGATAAAAACTCAAAGGTTAAAAAATGGGTTGCCGATAATTGTGAAAATTATGGGTTTGAGGTAACTTATAAATCCAAAGGATCATTGAGAATTGCGGAACCTTGGCACTTATATTATACTGGTGGTGGCACCAAAAATAACAACGATGTTTTATTGTTACTAAAAAAAGATCTAGAACTATTAACCAATAATAAAGAAACTATAAATAATTTTAAAACTTTGGATGAATGTATAAAATATTATTCATCTATAGAATTATCTGACGGATCTACACTATCAAAAGATTCAATTACAGAAGTGGCAAAACAATTTAGGGTTGAGGTTGGAACGAAAAACACTAACGACATAGATATAAAATCATTTTTAAAAACTATTTTAAGTCTCCCTGTACTTGGAGCTGAAATTAGAAAAGAAAGAGGTCTTTCCGAAAATACTCAATTAAATGAGGAAATTTATAGAATAAAAGACTTAATGAAAAAAATTATTTAATTTTCTTGATTTATTAATATATTTATATTATCTTTGTAACATAATTAAAAAAGTTCATTTAATTATTAACCTTTTAAAAACTATATATGAGTGATGAAATACAAATATCGATTAATGATCTTTTTTATTATTATGATAATAATGGTATAAAGTATAGTACACCAAATTCGTCTTTTGCTGAATTAAGAGCGGATTTTTATAAGACTTATAAAGTATACGTAGAAAAACATTAAAAAAAAATATTACAAAATACTTGACATAACAAAATAAATGTCTTATCTTTGTAAAACAAATCAGGAAAAGTCCTGAAAAGTTCTTTGAAAATTTAGATTATCCATTCAGAAGTAAGAAATGAAACTGATAAAGATATTGGGCCGTGTATAGTCCATAAAATAAACTACGAAAGTAGGATAAAGTGAACCCCCAAGTGTAACGGGTTTGCGTCTTAATAGTCTTCGGAATATTGAGGTCGAGTACACAGGCGAGATACCATAAGATCTTTAGTACCGAGGCCAACGGTGTAGGGAAAGTGATTTTATGACGAGGTGATGTGGGTCATCTTGTTGAGGAGGGAACTCCAATAGGAATA